ACAATTTCCCAGAACAGAAGAACATGCTTTTAGAGATGAAACAAAAAATAGTATATTTAACTTAGCAAAAATATACGAACAAATAGATTACAATGAAGGTGTTAATAATAGCTCTGCTATAACTTCTGGTAACTTTCAATGGGTGAACGGTATTAAAGATTCTAAAGTAACATTTTATCCAGATCAAAAAGGTAGATTTAATGTTAGCTGGGTACCACCATCACATTTGCAAAATAAAGTAATACAAACACCACAAGGTAAAAAACCCGGCAATGAACACATGGGTGCTTTTGGCTGTGACAGTTATGATATTTCAGGAACTGTTGACGGTCAAGGATCTAAAGGTGCACTTCATGGATTGACTAAATTCTCTATGGAGGATGCACCACCTAATCATTTTTTTCTAGAATATATAGCTAGACCTCAGACTGCTGAAATATTCTTTGAAGATGTGTTAATGTCATTAATATTTTACGGTATGCCCATACTAGCAGAAAACAACAAACCAAGACTTCTTTATTATTTAAAAAGAAGGGGGTACAGAGGTTATTCGATGAATAGACCCGATAAGATTTGGAACAAGCTATCAACAACAGAAAAAGAGATAGGTGGTATACCAAACTCAAGTGAAGATATAAAACAAGCACATGCTGCTGCTATTGAAATGTACATACAAAACCATGTAGGATCAAAACAAGATGGTAATTATGGTAACATGTATTTTAATAAAACATTAAATGATTGGTCTAGATTTGATATAAACAATAGAACAAAGTTTGATGCATCAATTAGTAGTGGTTTAGCTGTTATGGCTTGCAATAGAAACTTATATGCACCTAACGTGCAAAAACAAAAACAAAAAATAAACATTGGATTTGCTAGATATAAAAATGAAGGCATGGCATCTAAAATAATTAAAGAACAATATGGCTGATTCAACTATTAAGAATTATTTTCCTAGTCAAGTAGCAAGTGATCTTGAAAAAATGAGTTCGGAGTACGGTCTTAAAGTAGCTAAAGCCATTGAAAGTGAATGGTTTTATGGAGACTATGGTAGCCAAAGATTTAGAACTAATTTTGATAATTTTCATAGATTAAAATTATATGCTAGGGGAGAACAGTCTGTTCAAAAATATAAAGATGAACTGTCTATTAATGGTGATTTGTCTTACCTTAATTTAGATTGGAGACCTGTACCTATTATACCAAAGTTTGTAGACATAGTTGTTAATGGTATTGCTGAAAGAACTTATGATATAAAAGCTTTCTCTCAAGATCCTTATGGAATCAGTAAAAGAACTGAATACATGGATGAAATATTGAAAGACATGAGAACTAAAGAACTCAACGAACTTTCAAAACAAGCCTTTGGATTAGATCTTTCAACAACTCCAGAAGACAAACTTCCAGACTCAGAGGAAGAACTTGCATTGCACATGCAGCTATCTTATAAGCAAGCAATAGAAATAGCAGAAGAACAAGCTATAAATGTTTTGTTTGAATCTAATAAATACGAACTAACAAAGAAAAGATTTTTTTACGATCTAACTGTATTAGGTATTGGATGTGTTAAAAACACGTTTAACACTTCTGAAGGTGTAAAAGTAGATTATGTAGATCCTATGAACTTGGTTTACTCTTATACTGAATCACCTTACTTTGAAGATATTTATTATGCTGGTGAGGTAAAGACAATACCAATCAACGAATTAAAAAAAGAATTTCCAAAACTTACTAATGAAGATTTAGAAGAAATAGCAGATCAACCAAATACAGTAGCTATTCCAAACAACAGATCTTCTTACGATAAAACTGATAATAATCAAATAGATGTTTTGTATTTTAATTACAAGACCTATATGAATGAAGTTTACAAATTAAAACAAACAGGTTCTGGTGCTGTTAAAGTTATTATAAAAGATGATTCTTTTAATCCGCCAGTAGAAGTTTTAGATTCTAACTTTGAAAAAATATCTAGATCAATAGAAGTTCTTTATGAAGGTGTTTTGGTTCTTGGTACTAAAAAACTATTAAAGTGGGAGATGGCAACTAATATGATGCGACCCAAAAGCGATAATGCAAAAGTTAAAATGAACTACGCTATTGTTGCACCAAGGATGTACAGGGGTAGAATAGAATCTCTTGTAGGAAGAATAACTGGGTTTGCTGATATGATACAGTTAACTCATTTAAAGTTACAACAAGTCATGTCAAGAATAATTCCTGATGGTGTTTATTTAGATGCTGATGGAATTGCAGAAGTTGATCTTGGTAATGGTACAAATTACAATGCACAAGAAGCACTCAACATGTTTTTTCAAACTGGTAGTGTTATAGGTAGGTCGTTAACTTCTGATGGAGATATGAATCCCGGTAAAGTACCTATTCAAGAGATAGCTAGTGGTAATGGTGGAGCTAAAATGCAATCGTTGATAGCTAATTACAATTACTATTTACAAATGATTAGGGATGTTACAGGGTTGAATGAAGCTAGAGATGGTAGTACACCCGACAAAAACGCTTTAGTAGGTATTCAAAAAATAGCTGCAGCAAACTCTAACACAGCCACTAGGCATATATTACAATCCGGATTGTTCTTAACAGCAGAAACTGCTGAGTGTTTATCACTTAGAATATCTGATATAATAGAATACTCTGAAACAAAAGATGCTTTTATACAAAGTATTGGAGTACATAATGTTGCTACATTAGAAGAACTAGAAAATTTACATATACATGATTTTGGTATATTCTTAGAGCTTGAGCCTGATGAGGAAGAAAAGGCTATGCTTGAAAACAACATACAAGTAGCTATTGCTCAGAAAGGTATAGACCTTGAAGATGCTATAGATTTAAGGCAAATAAAAAATGTAAAACTTGCTAATCAACTTTTAAAAGTTAAAAGAAAAAAGAAGTTTGAAAGAGATCAGTTAGCCACTCAGCAAAACATTCAAGCACAAGCACAAGCAAACGCACAAGCACAACAGGTTGCTGCTCAAGCTGAAGTTCAAAAACAACAATCACTTGTTCAAATAAATAGTCAGATGGAGCAGTTAAAAGCTCAACTAGAAGCTCAAAAAATGCAACAAGAAGTTTTTGCTAAAAAAGAATTGATGCAACTTGAGTTTCAAATGAACATGCAGTTAAAACAAATGGAGGTCCAATCATTTAAAAACAGGGAAAAACAAAAAGAAGATCGTAAAGATGAAAGAACAAAAATACAAGCATCTCAACAGTCTGAATTAATTGATCAAAGAAAAAACGAGAAACCACCTAAAAACTTTGAGTCATCAGGTAATGATATACTTAGTGGTAATTTTAACTTAGGTAGTTTTGATCCTAAATAAAAACAATAAATAAAACAAAAATAAAATGAGTATAAACTTTGGAACAGGATATGACTTCGGGCAAAACGGATCTATATTTACTAACGCAGCTACACAAGTAGTTCCTCCATCTGATCGTAAAATATTAGCAATACAGTTTTTATCTGATACTACTTTTGATGAGCTATCACCAGAAAGTGGTACTGCTGGAATTTGTGTTGGAGATGCTTCAGGTGAAAAAGGTGCAGGATCAACTGCAACACCTAACGGAACAAGTGCAGATGGTGGACAAATAATTAATGCAGGAGGTGATAGTAATTTAACAGTTTTTCCAAAAGGTCTTACAATATTTGGTCGTTGGGATAGCTTTACTATTGATGCTGATACTGATGGTGGTGTAATTGCTTACTTAGGATATTAATGCCGGGTTTAGGATTAAGTATAGATTTATCGGGAAGCATTGCCTCATCAGGTGTCTCAATAGAAGACTACATGTGGGAACTTGTTGGTGGAGAGCTTCAGTCACTAAACATAGGTTATGATTTTAATGACACTTGGGATCTTGATAGTAACAGTGATATTATGCCTGCATTAGTACCTAAAGAAGAGGGGTATTATGAAGTGGACGCTAACGGAGATATACAACCAAAATAAAATAACAAAAGAATGGCAATAACATATACATGGGATACAAAAACTGTAGACACCTACCCAACAAAAAGTGGTGAATCAGATGTAATATTTAAAGTTTGGTGGAATCTACATGGTGTAGATGATACTACTGAAAAAAATGCAGCTTACGCTACAGGTGCAGTTAACTTAGACACTTCAGATCTTTCTAGTTTCACTGCATTCGCAGATGTAACAGAATCAGATGTAGATGGTTGGGTTCAAGCAAAAATTGGTGCAGATCAAATAAATATTTACAAAGGTATTATTGAAGCTGAGATAACGGAAAAAGCTACACCAACTGTTGTCAGA